AGTTACTGAATACCGTTGAAGAAGAAAGCGGCTGGGAACTTGAGCTAACTGAAATGGGCTGTTCAGATGAAGTTCCAGAAGGAACAGAATTTATTGCACAGATGTATTCAAGTGAAAAAGGTCAGTTCTTTGATGGCGTCATTGAAACTATTGGAGAATTTGATATTAAGAAATTAAAAGTGTACACAACAGAATATCTAAATGGTGAAGACACTGTTAGTAATATTGAATACGACGGCATTAACATTGAAAACGATGGCGGCGATACTAATGGAAAAGGTTATTCGGCGGCAATTTGGAAGAATTAACTGTTAATTCTATAAACTTGCTTAAAAACAAAAAATGTTTAGAAAGCAAAGGAAATAAATCTTCATTTATAGGACTTGCTATTTCATAAGACGTAGTACCTATATCTTGATAATATCTCTTTGTTATTCCATAACGCTTTTTATATTGAGGAAATGCACCACTTATTACTAAACATAAATCGCCTAGTTCTTTTGCTTGATGTTTGCTTTGTAAAGTAAGAAACATGTGAGCAAATGTATCGTCTGGAGGAATATCTGATCGATCAACAAAATCGCTTAAAAGCATTACAATATATGCTTCTATGTGGTGTGGTAAATCAAACCCTGTGCTTTGTTGGGTGCTTTTTACAACATCAAAAAAGGCTCCGTAATATTCATCCTTCATAAAGTATTTATTATCTTGACAAACTTAAAATTATATGTTACTATACTACTATGACTGATTATTTAGAAAAAGCAATACAAGAAGGCAGAGCGCCTTGGACTAACATTGAGATTGACACAAAAGATTTTATTGTGTTTAATGACAAATATCCTGTTACAGAAGGCCATACTCTTGTTGTTCCACGCATAGCAGATCAACAAAGTATTCAAAAATGTTTTAACTTTGCACTTAGTATGGGCAACCAAAATGTTGCTTCTGAAAATACTACAATAACTGGTTATAACATTGGACTAAACATAGGGGAAAGTGCAGGACAAACTTGCATGTATCCTCATGTACATTTAATTTTCCGTAGAAATGGTGATACGGAAGATCCAAAAGGTGGCGTAAGAGGCGTCATTCCATCTAAACAAAAATATTAAGGAAAGGACTATGGAATTGAGAGACCAAATGATAGCAGCGGCAACCAAACACGCAGAAGCGGAGTTAGAGTTGCACAAAACTAACATTGAAGTTTATATGCAAAAAGTTGTAGGCATTGGTGAACATTCAGATATTATTGAAACTATTCAAAAAGAACTGGATGCAATGGCTGCGGCAGACGACCGTCTTGAAATGATAAACAAATATTTTGTTTAACATCCTTGACAAAAACCTAAATACAATGTATAATGTATATGTTATACATTGTATTAGAGTATAGCTATGGCAATCCACTGCCTAAACATCGGAGAATAAAATGAGCAAAGCGGAACAATTAAAAGCCCGTCTAGAAGATCTAGGCATTCGTCATTGGGCTGGCGACAATATTTCAGAAGTATTACAAAACGGTGATAAAGAAGCACTTATTGAGGATGCAACTGTTGCATTTGAAAGTGTGCTTGATGCACTATTAATTGATCGACATACAGATCCTAACTCTAAAGGTACAGCAAAACGTCTTGCAAAAATGTACTTTAATGAGATTATGGCGGGACGTTATGATCCAGCACCAGATGCAACAGCATTTCCAAACGATTCAGATGATCGCTATGAAGGTATGCTAGTAGTACGTAGTGAACTAAAAAGCATGTGTTCACATCACCATCAGCCAGTAGCTGGTATTGCATACATTGGTATTATTGCCGCAGACAAACTGATTGGACTTAGCAAATACACACGTATTGCACAGTGGTGTGCTAGGCGTGGAACACTACAAGAAGAACTTGCAAATGATATTGCACGTGAGATTGCAAGTGCAACAAGCGCAGAACACTTAGGTGTATATATTCAAGCAACACACGGTTGTTGTGAGAATCGCGGCATTATGGCACACAGTAGTTTAACACAAACTACAGTACTACGTGGTGCATTTAAAGATGACGCAGGTACAAAGAAAGAGTTCTTTGATAACATTAAACTACAACAGGAGTTTAGCTGCTAATGGAAGCGCCAGTATTTGAAAAAGGTTATCCGTCACACGAAGCAGTTAACAGAAAGCCAGCTATGAAACTTAGATATTCAGAAGCATTTTATAGTGTACAAGGCGAAGGCAAGTTCGTAGGAGTACCTAGTGTATTCCTACGCACCTTCGGTTGTAACTTTCGTTGCATGAACTTTGGTACAGATGAAAAACGTAACCGAACAGAATTACATGCTGACGGTATTAAACACAATCCTGAAGTAGCAGAGTTAATTGCTAAGGATGTACACAAAACAACTAAAGAGTTTAATGACTTGCCTATTATACACACAGGCTGTGATACATACGCAAGTATCTATCCAGAGTTTAAACACTTTAATCGACAAGCAACTGTAGACGAAGTAGTTGAGCACTTACTATCTCTCACTCCTAACGGTAAGTGGGTACAAGAAAATGGACAAGATGTTCATTTAATATTAACGGGTGGTGAACCATTGCTTGCATGGCAAAGGTTATATGTAGAGTTATTTGAACACCCACGTATGCAGGATTTAAAAAATGTCACATTTGAAACAAACACTACACAACCTTTACACAGTGATTTCTACGATTATCTCACATCTCAAGACGGATTTGAAGTCACTTGGAGTTGTTCCCCAAAACTTAGCGTTAGTGGAGAACCTTGGGATACTGCTATACTCCCTGTTGTTGCTAATCAGTATAACAGTGTTAACGGTAGTAACATGTATCTTAAGTTTGTTGTCGCTACTCAAGATGATTTTGACGAAGTTAAAAGAGCTGTGGACGCTTACAGAAGTGCCGGGGTACAATGTCCGGTATACCTTATGCCGCTGGGTGGACGCAGTGAAGAATACGCCCTCAATGTTAAGGACGTGGCAGAAGCGTGTATGGCAGAAGGATGGAGATTTACCCCAAGACTACATATCTCCTTATTCGGAAATGCATGGGGCACTTGATCAAGTGCAACAAGAAAGACTTGATAAAGCAATGAAATCTCCAATTAAGCAACCTATGAGCCCAGAAGAAATGAGACGAAAAGGATTAATATGAAGAAATTTATTAAAGATATAACAGGTATTACAAAAAAAGAAAAAGAACTAGAAGAAAAAGAACTAGAAGTCCTTAAAGTAAAAGATCCTAAAGAATATGCAACACGCCGCAAAACATCTTGGGTAAATGTAATCGATATGAAAGTAAACAAAGATAATATCCGAAACGGATTCTTTGAACTTGATTGGAACGAATACTTTATTAAAGAACTAATTCAAGCAGGATACGGTGTAGATAATGACCTTGATGAAGAAATTGTTGACAGATGGTTTAGAGATATTGTACACGGTATGTTAGAAGAAGAAGGACTAGACACTGATAGGGGTGCTGGTTATATTAATGTAACGCCTATTGAAAAAGGACGTAGCGAAGTATCATAATGAGTGCTAATTGGGTTAAAATAAAATTAGATAAAGGTAGACTTGCTGAAGTTACAGAAACTAGACTAGACATTCGTGAGATTCTCAGTATACTATATTCTCAAGAAGATTTTAAGGGTCTAGTTAATAGAGATGAACTAGCATCAGCTCTAGTTATAGCATATAAAGATAAAACTTGACACAAGTTAAGTTTGGTGCTATAATAATACTATAAATTACATAAAGGTAAACTAATGGCAACTTATATTCTAGTAGATACAGCTAACACATTCTTTCGTGCAAGGCATGTAGTACGTGGTGACTTAGACACAAAGGTAGGAATGGCTCTACACATCACACTTAGTGGTGTTAAAAAAGCTTGGGCCGACTTTAATGCAGATCATGTTGTGTTTTGTTTAGAAGGTCGTAGCTGGCGCAAGGACTATTATGAGCCTTACAAGCGTAATAGGCAAGTTGCTCGAGATGCACTAACTCCTAGTCAGCAAGAAGAAGATACAGTGTTTTGGGAGATTTTTGACGAGTTTAAAGACTTTGTTAGTAATAAGACTAACTGTACTGTTATGCGTCACCCACAACTAGAAGCAGATGATCTTATTGCAGGTTGGGTACAAGCACACCCTAATGACAATCACATTATTATTAGTACTGACGGTGACTTTGCACAACTAATTGCTCCTAACTGTAAACAGTACAACGGTGTTAGCAACACAACTATTACACACGAGGGTTACTTTGACGACAAAGGCAAGCCTGTTATAGATAAGAAAACTAAAGAGGCTAAGCCTGCACCTGATCCTGCATTTATGTTGTTTGAGAAGTGTATGCGTGGCGACACTAGCGACAACGTGTTTAGTGCTTATCCGGGTGTGCGTAAGAAAGGCACTAAGAACAAAGTTGGTCTTATTGAAGCGTTTGCAGACAAGCAAAACAAAGGCTACAACTGGAATAACATGATGTTACAACGTTGGGTAGATCATGAAGGTATTGAACATCGTGTGTTAGATGATTATACACGTAACGTAACATTATGTGATTTGACTGCACAACCTGCAGACATTAGAGAAATTATTAATACAACTATTGCAGAAAACGCAACACCTAAAGAAATCTCACAGGTCGGCATGAGACTTATGAAGTTTTGTGCTAAGTGGGATATGCAACGTATTGCAGATCAAGCGGCAACTTTTGCAGAGCCATTACAAGCGAGATATCCTATATGACAATTAAAGCAAAAACAATATTAAAAGATAAATTTTGGATCATAGAAGACGATAATAATAGACTAGGAACATTATCGTGGGACGATGATAGGTATTTGTTTTCTGACAATGCTGGTACTTGTTTTTTTAATAACACAAAACAAATGCGTGATAAATTTGGAAGTAAAGTTATCTTCTTAAATGAGGAGGATAATGTTAGACCTATAACTGATTATTCTGTACATAATTTTCCTACTAGTGTACAACCATATAATGCAATGTATGATGTAAAAAGAAAATTACCTCTTTTTACAAAGAGTGACAAATCTAAAAGTATGTATTGTGCAGGTTATTATATCATTCGTTTTGATAAAGGTTGGGTCAAGTCATTTTGTCCTAAACTTATTACACTAGAACGTTATGAATATAAAGGTCCATTCACATCTGACATTGAAATGAGATCGGAGTTAAGCAATGCCAGCCGTTGAGCCATTAAATACAATACCATTACAGCAATTTATTTCTACTGTAAAGTCAGCAGAAAACAGCCGTGCAAAAGAAATAAAAATTGATATTGCGACTGCTAAAAATTTAGCATTTACACTTGGCATAGTTATGAGCAGAGTACACGGTGAATTAGAACAATTGGTAGCTGATTCAAAAAATACATCAGATGAAATAATAAATATCACTATGGATGGAAAGTTTTAAAACTGCTATAATAAAAAGATAAATATATACGTAGTTTATAAAAGGACACGTATATGAGTAGACCAAAACCAAATATTCTTTTAGAAAAAGTTAACAGTAAAACTTATAGAAGTGAACAAGTTTTAGAAGCAGATGCTATATGGGCTGTATTTTATAAGGGCGAACCTTTTAATTTAAAAAGCTCAAATGCATTAACAAACTACCCTGGTCCTAAATATAAAAAAACTAGCTTTTCAAATCCTGGTCACGCACACAATCTTTCTAAAAAACTTAACACTATGTTTAATTCAGAAGATTTTGTTGTTTATAAATTAACTACAGGCGAGATAGTTTCTTTAGATGACAACGTGTAGTAAATATGAGTTGGAAAGAAACATATACAAAGATTTTCTTAAAAGAACTAGGCAAAAGTACAAATAGTGCAACTGTCAAAGAATATATGCCACTTTGGTGGCAAAATACTAGAGTAAAAAAAGTTGGCGGGTTGCGTCTTACAGACGTAGGCGCGGAACTATTACAAAGTATAGATATAGCAACTTATGATATACCCTACCCTAAAGATATGCCGTTAACTACACAAGTTATAATATTTTTAGACCAATTTATTGATTGTCCTTACTATCTAACTAATAGAAGTATTACTGTTACTAGCGAAAAAAAAGCAGTGGAGTTAACTCTCTTTAGTGGAGATCTACGTAAATATGGTTTAATTAAAGCAATGAAAAGGCAAGAACAAGAATGACTGTTTTTAATGAATGGAGTCAGCTTAAAAAAGTTATTGTAGGAATAGCAGACAATGCTAAAATTCCTGCTGTAGATAAAAGTGTACGTACAGTTAATTATGCACATTTAGATGATGTAAGTAATGTAGAAGTTGGACAATATCCAAAGCAAGTAATAGACGAAGCAAATGAAGACTTAGAAATATTTGTAGACTTTTTACAAAAAGAAGGTGTAGAAGTAGTAAGACCAAATGCTACTGATTGTGCTTACTATAACTATTGCCCAAGAGATAGTGTGTTTATACACGGAGATAAAAATATTGCAACTCCGATGCCTATACGTGCAAGAAGTAATGAGTGGAAGGCATTTGAACATCATTTACACAATCCAATAGATTTATCAAGTACAACACCCGACCCTTTATATAATTTAGACTGTATAGGCAATAAAGATATTTTAGCACTAAATGAAACTTATCCTGCATTTGACGCTGCTAATATAATACGTGCAAACGATCATGTACTATACCTTGTGAGTAATAGCGGAAATAAATTAGGAGCACAGATTTTACAAGATGCACTTCCTACAATATCTGTACATACATTAGAGGGTGTTTACAGTTACATGCACATAGACAGCACTGTAGCGTTTCTAAGAGAGGGTTTAATGCTACTTAATCCTAGTAGAATAAAAGATGTAAACGTGCTGCCAGAGCCGTTTAGAAGCTGGGACTATATTATGTGCCCCGAGCCCACAGACATTGGATTCTATGGCAACTATAACAATGCTAGCACATGGATTAATATGAATTTGTTTAGTATAAATCCTAACTTAGTAGTGTTAGAAGA